CTAAGTCAGTGGTAACAGATGTTGAATCCACTCTAGTAAATATAATTGAAAATACACCTGTAAGAGGTTATGAAATATTTGCTCAAGAGGTATCTTCAACTACTAAAGGTTATTATAGAGCTTGGATAGGTTTAAGATTGCCTTTAGGTGAATTTAATAAGATGTATAACTACACGATTAATGAAGTAGTTGACTCTTATAATTTAAAACAAAAAGCCGATCAGGCTTTCAAAGAAACTGTTAAAGAAAAAACAGTACAATAATATGAGTGAAATAACTCAAATTATAATATACAGTAAAGACAACTGTGGATATTGTGTAAAGGCCAAATCGTTATTAAATAACCTTGGCCTTACATACACAGAAAAAAAGATAGAAAATTTTTTGACAACAGAAGCTTTATTTGAAGAAATTGGTAAACAAGTAAGATCAATGCCTCAAATAAAAATAAATGGTGAATTAATAGGTGGTTATAATCAACTAATAGAATATCTAATGGATAAAAAATTAGTTAACTTTAAGGGCGAACCTATTAAGTAATGAACTTACATATGACTGATGATAAAATTATTTTATTTCCAACAGACAGAATTGTTAATAAAGAAACAGCAAGACAAAATCCTGAAGGAAGTGAAAAGGTAAGAGTAGATAGAACAAAAGAATTTGTAGAAGGAAATGTAGATGAAATAGCTATGAATATACTACGACAATTCGTAGAAATGGCTATGATGACAGATAAACCAGAATTTACAAAAGACTTTGGATTATTAGTAGATATGTTAAGAGGTATGATATATAGAGATTTTGACGTAACACACCCAGCACAAAGACTTGCTGATAAAATTGTAGATGTAAAAATGTCAAGATTTGGCCCACAAGTTGTAATTGATTATAATAAAGTGTTGCCAGAAGAAAATCACAAACCACACAAACCATTAAACAAAGATATTAAAGATGAAATTAAAAGAAGAAATGATGGTTGGACAGACTTTGAAGCAGATTTTGATTTACCTGAAGATACAAATGACAAGTAGATCACACGAAATTCCTAATGGAATCGCCGTTGCCGGTTGTAAAATAGCCAACACAAGGAGAAACTAATGTTAAAAACATTAAAAAGAGCTCTTGCAAGTGGCAAGACTTCAAAAACACAAAAAGTATTAGAGTTACTAGAAACTGGGAAATCAGTATCTTGGAAAACTTTAAGAACTAAATTTGATCTAACATCGCCAAGAGCTATGGTAGATAAATTAAGAGCAGCTGGTAATATGATTTATATTAACAAAACTGCTCAAGGTACTTTTTATAGACTTGGTACACCATCAAAAGCGATCATCGCTGCTGGTATCAAAAAACTATACGGTACTTCATACGCTTACAATGCGTAATTAGTTAAATGATGAAGGCGAGAAATATATAACGCTCGCCTTCGTTACAAAATAAAATGATACTAGTAGACCTAAATCAAGTTTTAATATCAAACCTTATGGCACAGACCAGAGGTAAATCGGATATTAAACCAAATAAAGAAATGATTAGGCATATGGTCATTAATTCATTAAGAGGTTTTAATTTAAAATTCAAAGAACAATATGGCACTATGGTATTATGTGCTGACGCAGGTGACCCTTGGCGTAGAGATATTTACCCTAATTATAAACACGCTCGCAGAAAAGGCCGTGTAGATTCAGACACAGATTGGGATAACATATTCAATTGTATTACAGAAATCAAAAACGAAATCGCAGAAAACTTTCCTTATGTAATGATGTACATAGAAAAGGCCGAAGCAGATGACATTATAGGTGCATTGGTGTTTAACCATACAAATGAACCTATTATGATTATCAGTGGTGATAAAGACTTTATACAATTACAATCAAATACAAATGTTAAACAATATAGTCCTATACAAAAGGTATTTGTAGGTGAAGGATTAGACCCTAAGAAATTTTTACACGAACAGATTATAAAAGGTGACCGTTCAGATGGTATACCTAATATATTAAGTCCAGACGACATCTTTTTAACAGGTGAGAAACAAAGACCTATTAATAAGAAACGACTTGAAGAATGGGCCAACGTTAGTAATATACCTCTTGGCAGTGAAACCAGTAAATATTACGAGAGAAACAAACAATTAATAGACCTTTCCTGTATGCCAAAAGAGCTTGAAAGAACTATTATAAATACATATAGAGAGTATAAGATACCTAACAGGTCCAAACTGTTACCTTATTTTATGCAACACAAACTAAAAGCATTGATGACAAACATTGGTGATTTTTAATATTCGGATATTGGAGTAATTATGGAACAAGAAACACCTAGGCACTCAAGCCTAATGAGTAAAAAAGGAATGGAGTCAGTAGCTCGTACGGCCACTAACGCTAGACCTTTAGCACACGAAATATTTACACAAGTAAATAACGCAAAAGATAAACCTAAAAAAATTGAAGTGTTAAAAAAACACGACGGTCAAGCATTAAGACAGTTATTAAAAGCTGCTTTTGACCCTAAAATTGTTTGGGACATACCAGAGGGAAATCCACCATTTATACAAAATGATGTACCTGAAGGAACAGATCACACATCTTTACTAGATGAAGCAAGAAAGTTATATCTTTTTATCAAAGGTGGTAGTAATATACCTAAAGCTAAAAAAGAAATGCTTTTTATACAAATGCTAGAAGCATTACATAAAGATGATGCTAAAGTATTAATTGACATAAAAGACAAAAAATTGAATCTTACATATAAAGGCCTTACAGAAAATTGTGTAAAAGAAGCCTTTAATTGGAACGACCAATTCACAAGAAACTAAGGTTTTAAGGGTTTTCCTAAAAAACCCTTTAAAAACAATGACTTCAAGTCATTGATTCTAAACACATATTTCTTTTTTATAACACTTGACCTAAACACATTAAAGTGTTACCTTATCCATATAAACAACAAACAATAAATATATGAAGAAGTTTTTAATTTATATCACTATACTAGGTTTACTAGTGTATGGCCTTTTAACCCTTTTTATGAAATCGGTTAAGGCAAGTGAATATAATACGGCCGTTATAGGCCACGTGATAACACAAAAGGTATCTGGCCAACCGATTGATGCCTCTAAATTGATGGAACAAGAACTGGCACGAGTAGCCCATTTGTTCGCTCTTGATAGTATTAATATATTACAGAAGTATTTACCCGCTATATTAGATAAAGCGGCCGCCGAATTAAGACTTGAAGCAGACAAATCATATAAATGTAGTTTACTAAAGGATACAAAGATACAAGACGATTGTAAATAATGTATGATAAAAGTAACGAAACAAAAAGTTTTAGCTGTAAAGAAAAAACTAGAACCATTGCTGTCACTAAAACAGAAATACGTTACCACATATAAAGATATTAAAAAATATTTTAAAATATTAAACCTTGGTATATTCGATAACAAATTAAATCCTTTTAATCAAATAGAAATTAAAGAACTCAAATATCAAAAATGTATAGGTCAGGTTGTTATGTATGTATATAAAGGTAAAGGCACACAGTTATTTAAATTAGAAATGAACAAATATTACGATAGTAAAAAAGATTTCTTGGACACACTAGCCCACGAAATGGTACACCTTTATCAATTTACAACAGTAAAAGATAATGGCAGCCACAACAAACTATTTTATAGTTTTAATCCTAAGTTAAAATACGTAGGTTTATCATTATAAAAAACATAGAAAGATATTATGAATCAGGTGAAAACAAAAAAGTTTAAAGATCCTTATTTAAAACCATTAGTATTAGAAGCAGTAAAGAAAGTAGAAGAATTTGCTTGGTTTAAAAATAAAGGCGAACAGGCAATTTATTATGAAGGAAACTTCCAAGAAGATGTATTAAATAACTTTTCTCAAAAAGAATCTGAAAGAATATTTACTACTATGTCCAGATATTTAAACGACAATCGTTTATTATTTTTACAGAAAAAAGTTAAAGTGGTTGTAAAAGAAACCGAACTCACTGAATTACAATCTCCAAAAAATTATTACGAATATATAGTGAGTAAAAGATAATGAAACATAGACCTTTAAAGTGGTATTTTAAATACAAATGGCCACGTAAAATAAGATACCATTTTAGACAAATAATGGCAGTTATCGGTATTTGTTTAATAGGTTTTGGTATCGGTA